AACAGAAGGGGGCAAAGAATGGCTGAAACCACCGGCATTGAATGGGCGCATTCAACATTTAATCCATGGATCGGCTGCACAAGGGTTTCAGCGGCCTGCGATCATTGCTATGCGGCCACGCTGGGGCACAATCGCTTTGGCGTCGAATGGGGCGCGGGCGAGCCGCGGCGGCGCACCAGCCCAGGCAATTGGCGCGAGCCGATCAGATGGAACAAGGCAGCAGCTGCCGCTGGCGAGCGCCGGCGCGTGTTCTGTGCATCGCTTGCCGATGTATTTGATGCGGAGGTGGCGGACGAATGGCGCCAGGATCTATTCGCGCTGATCGATGCCACCCCTGCGCTGGATTGGCTGCTGCTGACAAAGCGGCCCAAGCTGATGGCCGAATGGTCACAGCGCCAGGCGCTGCCCAGCAACGTGTGGGCTGGCACCACCGTGGAAGATCAGAAGATGGCAAACCTGCGCATTCCGCAGCTGCTGCAGGTGCAGGGCGGCGCGGTGCGCTTCCTTTCGTGAGAGCCGCTTCTAGGCCAGGTGGATCTAACCAAGATCGACTATGGCGCGCCTGCTCCCTATCACATGAATGCGCTGCGCGGGTTTTCAGACAATGGCCGGCATGTGAAGCTCGATTGGGTGATTGCCGGTGGCGAGAGTATCAACGCGCAGATCAGTGGCGCGGAATCCAGATCGATCGCCAGGCCATCACATCCCGATTGGTTCAGATCCCTGCGCGATCAATGCCAGGCCGCAGGTGTGCCATTCATGTTCAAGCAATGGGGTGATTGGCTGCCCGTTTATGATCGTGATGCTGATGACCCTGACTGGCGGCGCTGCCCGCGTGGTGAGGATCCAACCAAGGGCCGATATCTGAACCTGGCCGGCGGCTGGGGCTTTCATGGTGATCGGGTGATTTTCTTTGATCGCAAAGGTAAGAAGGCAGCCGGCCGCGTTCTGGACGGCAGAAAATGGGATGGCGTGGCGGTGGTGAATCATGGCGAAGCGTAAACGCAAGGGATCGGCAAAGAAGGTGCGGCCGCAGCGGCTGCTGGGCGCGAATGACGGGCCGCCGATCGAACGGCTGCAGCATGACCAGGTGGTAATTGAAGGCACAGGGCAGCCGCACTATCGCATCACCACCCAGACGGCGCTGGACCGCTACAAGGTGCGCGGGGAATTGGATCCGCTAGACGCGGCCAACAACATGCGCCTATGGGTGGCCGGTGACCGGCTGCGCCAGGATCTTGCCCTTTCATCATCCATGCCTGGTGTGCAATCGCAGCTGAAACCAAAGATCACCGCCGGCGCTGCAGGCCCAGCTGACCCTGAACACATGATGACAGGGGCAACGCATGCAGCTGCCGCGGTGCGCGGCGCCAGGGCTGCGGTGGGCCTTACCATGTGGCCCCTGGTGCTGCATGTGTGCGGTGACTATGGCGCAGCTGCTGACTTTGCCGGCAAGTTTCGGGGCAAATCAGGGGCATTGACCGCCCTGTCATTGGGGCTTGATGCCCTGGCGCGCTTCTATCGCATCGGGCGCCGTGAGCAAGACGCGCGCAAAATCAAATAGTTACGCGCGCAGCTTGCGCGTAGGTCAAACCTGATGCACTACATCTAGCCATGGTGGCTTGTTGCGCCCCGGCGCCGCAATTGGGCGCGCATAGCGGACCGAGCGCAGCAAGCCGCCACCCGATTCAAAGGCGCCGCGTGATGCGCCATAGAGTGCGCCCTAGCGTAACCGTTGGGACGCCACAACCGGCCAGGCCGCTGCCCCCATCAGCTGCCTGGCCGTTTTGCTTTAGGGGCCATGATGCCCACCAGGCCGCCACGCCATCGCCCTGTCATGACGCTGGGCCACCAGCAGCATGTGGACCCGGAACAATTCGAGCGCGCAGTAAAGGCAGCAACCGAGCGCGCGCGCAAAGCTGTGCTGGATAAGAACAGGCCCAACGCCAGGCGCCGGGGATATGATCGCCTTTGGGAAAAGGTGCGCGATCAGCAGCTGGCAGCCTTTCCTATCTGCAGCGTGGCAGGATGCGGCCAGGTGGCCACAGTGGTAGATCACATCCAAGCCATTGCCGATCGGCCAGACCTGAGACTTGACCCAAGCAACCACCGCAGCATGTGCAAGCCCTGCCATGATCGGCACACAGCCCGCACCCAGGGCTTTGCCAAGCGCCGCCCAACGGCCCCGCAGGGGCGCTAGACCACCATCTAGCAGCAGGGGGGTGGGGCAAAAGTCTGGGGCTTTGACCTGGGGACCGCTGCGGGGAGCCGAGTTTGCATGGCCGCGAAATTGCGCGAAATGCCGGAAACGCCGCAGGGGTGCGCAACGTAGTGCGCAGTTGGCAGGTGGCTTTTGTGCCGCATGATGAGGCCGAAGCCTGGGAATCGGCCGGCTGGGAAATCCAGGAATTGCCCGGATATGCGGGCATCTATTCCAAATTGGCGGTGATGTATGGCGATCCGCGGGCGCAAACCGAAAAGCGCCATTGTCCACATCGTCAACGGCAACCCAGGCAAGCGGCCGATAAACGAGCATGAGCCGATCGCACCCGGCACCCTGGGCGAGCCGCCGCCCGATCTGACAGATGATCAAATCAAGCTGTGGGCCTATGCCATTCAGCATGCGCCCAAAGGTGTGCTGCGGCTGATTGATCGCGATGTGCTGCGCGCCTGGGTGATCGCCGCGGATCTGCACCGCCAGGCGGCCGCGATTATCGAAGATGAGGGACTTATTGCCCGCGGCGCGGAAGGGCAACCCATGCGGCACCCAGCCATCGCGGTGCTGCGCGATGCCACCAGCATGATGATGCGCGCTGCGGAACAGATGGGCTTTAGCCCGACCGCCCGCGCGCGGATCAAGGCGCCGGAAAAGAACATTGACAAGAAAAACCCATTCGCCGCGCTTAAAGGGCAAAGCGCCAACAGCTAAACCGAAACGCAAGGCAGCCACCAGGCGGCCATTGCCGCGCCAGGCGCCGGCGCTTGACCCTGCAGAGGATTACGCCAGGCGGGTGATCCGCGGCGAAATCAAAGCCTGCAAATGGGTGAAGCTGGCGGCCAAGCGGCACCTGGACGATTTGAAGCGCCAGGGCAGCGCCGCGTTTCCATTCGTTTGGGATACCGCGCGCGCCGATCGCATCAGCGACTTTGTGCAGCTGCTGCCGCATGTGAAAGGGCCGCTTGCCGGCCAGCTGATCCGCCTTGAACTGTGGCAGCATTTCATCCTGCGAAGCATCTTTGGTTGGATCAACAAGCACACCGGCCAGCGACGTTTCCGCCGCGTTTATATCGAGGTGCCGCGCGGCAACGCTAAATCCACCATCAGCAGCGGCGTGGGCCTTTACATGCTGGCCGCGGATGATGAGGGCGGCGCCGAAATTTACGCGGCCGCCACCACCAAGGATCAAGCCAAGATCGTGATGCGCGATGCCCAGCAGATGGGCCGCAAGGCGGAAGCCTACCGCGATCATTTCGGCGTGGAAGTCACCGCGCATGCGGTGGTGCAGCAGTCAACCGGCAGCCGCTTTCTGGCGGTATCCAGCGACGAAGGGACGCTAGACGGTTTCAACGTCCACCTGGCCATCATTGATGAATTGCATGCGCACAAGACGCGCGGCGTTTATGACGTGATGGAAACCGGCATCGGCAAGCGCACACAGTCTTTGCTGTGGGCCATCAGCACAGCCGGCAGCAATCGATCGGGCATCTGCTACGAGGTGCGCACCTATCTAACAAAGGTGCTGCAGGGCATCGCCAAAGACGAAGCGTTTTTCGGCATCATCTATACGATTGATGACGGCGACCAGTGGAACGATCCGGCCAGCTGGGAAAAAGCGAATCCCAATTGGGGGGTGAGTGTTCAGCCTGATGTGATCGCCGGCCTGGCTGCAAAGGCCATGCAGATGCCGGCGGCGCAGGCCAATTTCCAGACCAAGCATCTTGATGTGTGGGTGGCCGCGGATCAGGCATGGATGGATATGCGGGCATGGGATCGGTGCGCGGATAGCAGCCTGGATATTGAAGATTTCGAGGGCGAGGATTGCATTGCCGGCCTTGACCTGGCCAGCAAGGTGGACTTGGCCGCCAATGTCAAAATCTTCCGGCGCATCATTGATGACAAGGAACATTTCTATTCGTTCGGCCGGTACTATCTGCCGGAAGCCGCGGTGCTGGAAGCGCGCAACAGCCAATATCAGGGCTGGGAAATTGAGGGCCGCTTAATCACAACGCCAGGTGATGTGCTCGATTTCGACCGAGTGCGCCAGGATCTGATAGACGATAACGGCCGCTTTCAGCTGATCGAAATTGCCTATGATCCGTGGCAGGCGCTGCAGCTGGCGCAGCAGCTGCAGGCCGAAGGCGCGACGGTGATTGAATATCGCAACACCGTGGCGAATTTCAGCGCACCGATGAAAGAACTGCAGGCCCTGGTGCTTCAAGGGCGCTGGCATCATGACGGTGACCCGGTGATGACCTGGGCGGCGTCAAATGTGGTTTGCCACACAGATGCCAAAGATAACATTTACCCGCGCAAAGAACGGCCAGAAAACAAGATTGATCCGATAGTGGCCGCGATCATGGCGCTGGGGCGATGGATGGCTGCCCGCGCACAGACCACCGCGCAGCAGGCTTTTGTGGAGTTGTGACTATGGCGCTGCTGGGCATGTTCAGTTGGATGAAAGGCGGCCAGGCGCAGCTGCCGGCGGTGCGGGAAGATCCGCCGCTGGTGGCGCCGAAAGCGGAAGGCCAGGCGCCGCGGCCGCTGTCAGATTGGACGGCCGCGGAAATGTTCGGCGGCGTGAATAGCTACGCGGGGCCGCTGGTCAATCGCGAAACGTCAATGCGCGTGGCCGCGGTTTATGCCTGTGTGCGGCTGATCGCCGGCGCCATCGCTGGCCTGCCCTTGCATGTGTTCAAGCGCGGCGGTGATGACCGATCACGCGCACGAAATCATCCGCTGGATTGGATCCTTAACGGCCAGCCCAACAGCCTGATGCCGCCTGCGGTGTGGCTGGAATATGTAATCACCAGCATTCTGCTGGCGGGCGATTCGTTCAACCTGATCACCCGCACCGCCGGCGGCCAGCCGCTTGAACTGATCCCGCTGGATCCTGCCACCGTCATGGTGACGCGCAAGAATGGGATGCTGGTTTATCTGATCCAGGGCGACGATGGGCGGTGGTTTGCCGTTGACCAGGGCGACATGCTGCACATCCCCGGCGTGGGTTTCAGCCTTTCGACCGGCCGCAGCCTTTCGGTGATCGCGCATGCCGCGCGCCAGGGCATCGGCATTGCAATGGCTGCGGAGGAATACAGTTCACGCTTTTTCAGCAACGGGGCGCGCCCAGATGTGGTGCTGAAATACCCAAGCAAGTTGACGCCTGATCAGGTCGATAACCTGAAAAATTTCTGGACGAAAAAGCACAGCGGCCTGGCCAATGCGCATATGCCGGCGGTGCTGACTGAGGGCGGCGACATTACGACCCTTAGCCTTAACGCCGAAGATGCGCAGCTGCTGGAAGCGCGCAAATTCCAGGTGATCGATATTGCCCGCGCGTTCGGTGTGCCGCCTTTCATGATTGGCGAAACCGAGAAAACCAGCAGCTGGGGCAGCGGCATTGAAACCCAGGGCATCGGGTTTGTGACTTACACCCTTTCGCCCCACACAAAGAAGATTGAACAAGAGATAAACCGCAAGCTGCTGCAAACGGCGCGCTTCTTTGTCGAATTTAATTTTACGGGCCTGCTGCGGGCCGATGCTGCCGCGCGCGGTGCCTATTTCCGCCAGGCAATCGGCGGTGCTGGTCAAGCTGGGTGGATGACCCAGAACGAAGTGCGCAAGCTGGAAAACATGCCGGCGATGCCGGGCGGCGATCAGCTGCACACCGGCATGGCGGCACCTGGTGCAGCGGATCCAACCAAAGACAAGGCGGGCGACGATGCGCAGGAAGATGACGCGGCCGGCGATGATGCGCCGGCGCCTGATGACACCGCCGCCGGCGGAAATGCCAATTGAGGGGCAGACCATGAATCGCTTGATTAAGCTATATGCCGACAATGCCGGCCGGCCGCGGGACTATCGCATTGTGGCCGCCAAAGATGGCCAGGCGGAAATCTGGCTTTATGACGCCATCGGCGGTTGGGATGGGATCCTGGCCAAAGATTTCGCGCGCGACCTGGCCGGCATTGATGCCGCCAAGATCCTGCTGCGCGTCAATTCACCTGGTGGTGATGTTTTCGAGGCGCGCGCCATCGTGGCCGCGCTGCGCGATCACCCGGCCGAAATCACCGCGCGCATTGATGGCCTGGCCGCATCTGCCGCCAGCTATGTGGCCCTGGCTGCCGATAAAGTGCAGATCGTGCAGGGCGCATTCATCATGATTCACAACGCCTGGGCGCTGGTAATGGGCGACAAGCGCGAAATGCAGAACATGGCCGGCCTGCTGGATAAGGTGGACGGCACAATCATTGATGATTATGCGGCCGCCACCGGCCAGGACCGTGAACAGCTGCAGGCTTGGATGGATGCCGAAACCTGGATGACGGCGGACGAAGCCAAGGCCAACGGTTTCGCAAAAGAGATCATAGACGGCAAAGCGGCCAAGGCCGCTTGGAACCTGGCCGCCTATCAGAATGCCCCGGCGGCGCTGCAGCAGCCCGCCGCGGATGATGCCGGCAACACCGGCGACGAAACCCAGAAGCACCAGGCGCACATGCAGGGCCACCTGCGCCGCCTGGCGATGCTGGATCACATCGGATAAGGGCGGCCCCCTTTTCCGTTTTGCGGCCCGCACCTGCGGGCTTTTTTTATGCGCGAAAGGAGTCAAACCATGCGCACCTTGCAGGAACTGCGGGCGAAGCGTTCCGAGACTGTCACGGCCGCCCGCAAACTGGTGGAAGATCACAGCGCCGCTTGGACTGATGATCACGAAACCAAGCTGACCACGATGTATGCGGATATCGATAAGATCGATGCCGAAATGCAGCGGAATCAGAAAGTGCTGGATCTGGTGGCGGCCCAGGCAAACGAGATTGGCGCGCGCGCTGATCGCCTTGGCACCACCGAAGCCCGCGTGATGGATCTGGCCGAAGCCGAAAAGGCGGTGATGCTGGCATTCATGCGCAAGGGCCAGGGCGGCATCAGCGATCAGCTGCAGGCCGATCTGCAGGCCGCGCGCCAGGCGGCCGGCATCGCTAACACGATGTCCACCACCACCCCCGGCGAAGGCGGTTACACCGTGCCGCGGACTTTCTCCGGCGTTCTGCTGGAAGAAGTCAAACAGTTTGGCGGCGTTCGCCAGGCTGCCACCATCGTGACCACCGAGAGCGGCAACGCGATTGACTGGCCCACGGTTGATGACACCGCGGAAGAAGGCGAAATGCTGGCGGAAAATGCCGCCGCAACCGATGGCGACCCCGCTTTCGGCACCAAGGCGCTGGGCGTCTACAAGTTCAGCAGCAAGGTGGTGGCGGTTCCGGTGGAACTGCTGCAGGACACCGGCATTGACCTTGAGGGCTATATCCGGGGCCTGCTGGCGCGGCGCATTTCGCGCATCACCAACCGCCTGGCGACCACCGGCACCGGATCCGGCCAGCCGGAAGGTGTTGTGGTCAATTCGGTGCTGGGCAAGGCGGGCACCACCGGCCAGACAACCAGCATCATCTATGATGACCTGGTGGACCTGATCCACTCGGTGGATCCGGCTTACCGCATCGGCAACCAGGTGGGTTTCATGTTCAATGATTCCAGCCTGAAGGTGCTGCGCAAGTTGAAAGACTCGCAGAATCGGCCGCTGTGGCAGGGTGGCCTGACGGAAGCCGAGCCGGATTCCATCCTGGGCTATCGCTACACCATCAACCAGAACATGGCGAGCATGGCGGCCAACGCCAAATCGATCCTGTTTGGTGATTTCAGCAAGTACCTGATCCGCGACGTGGCAGAGGTGTGGCTGTATCGCTTCACCGATTCCGCCTATGCGAAAAAGGGCCAGGTGGGTTTCCTGGCGATGCTGCGCAGCGGTTCGGCGCACATCCATGCGAGCTATAACGCAATCAAGCACTACGCCAACAGCGCCACCTAACAGCGGCGCCTGATCGGCCGATTGCGCGCGGGGCCAGGGCAACCTGGCCCCGCATCGTTTCAGAAAAATTTAGGAGGTAGCAACATGGCCAAAGTGCGCATGCTGCAATCCATGGCAGGCCCTGCCCTGTCTT